TAATAGGGCTAAGTCTTCGCCATCTTTAGCATCGCTATACTTGATGACACTAGCGTCTATTGTTAATTGTCCAACCGTGCGTCCTTCCTGAACTAGCTTCTTGATAATCTCAGCATCTCGAAACTCAGTAATCTTTTTGACCGTGCCGTCCGAACCTAGTACATTTCTGGTGCTGCGTAAGCTCTCTAAAACATGCGCTGCTGTCCACACGAAGTTGACCTTTTTTACGCCTCCTTCACAAGCAACATCTCTAGTAAATACCACACCGCTACCTTCTCCGGACTTGGTCTTGATAGTAACACTAATGTCCTGAAGATATCCACTGATGTTTTCTTCTGCGTATGATCTAAATCCTAACAAACACACAGCAAGCAATACTATCATCCCTGTATACTTATTCATGGTAATCATCTCCTGTGTTGAATCACTACATTCTTTTTGGGAACCACTCCAGTATTCTGATTAGGGATAGCTGGTGGTAATCCTACAGACTCCTGAACTTCACAATATCCACAATTAACTTTAGCAATACCATCTCCACTTATATAGTAGCCAGTACCCTTACAAACGGGACAATCTTTTCTTTTATATTTCTGCACAACCTCTACGGATCGAGCTTTTAATACTCCTCCCACTATAGTGACCACTCCGGTGGTGGTATATGGAGGAGCAGAGGTGGTCAAAACGGCTAATGCTAATAAGATTGGTAATATATTATTCATCTGTTTTTTTATTTCTTGGAAAGAGGCGTTTACGCGGAGTCTTTTTATCAGATTGGGGAATTAATAGTTTTACAACCGTGATCAAAAAGGCTAATAGCATAGATACTAATCTGCCCGCACATATTCTATCAATTATTTTCATAAATACTCCTCAAAACCATATGAAGGAAGTTTTTGCACTGGGAAACCATCAAAGCCACTAAAAGCATATGATCCATTCTGGTTTAACATTCCTTGTGCCACATCAGCATGAATTAAAAATGATCCTTCTGGAATAGGGCCCCAAGCTGGATGTCCACCGCCATTCCATTTGCCCCAACTATTTTGCACAAGAAATGATAAGTCTCCATTACTATCATCACAAGCTAACCAGCCCATACAATGTCCCCAGTTTCCTTGTGTTCTAGCGAAACCCTTCTTATCTCTAACATTACTAAATCCATAATTAGAGCACACCGATAAGCCATAACCATTAGCTAAAGCGTCTCGGGCTTCTTCTACTGTGCGAATCAAAGAGGTGGTACGTATTTGGTGGTCATTAGCCAGATCCAGCACCTTATCGGGCAAACCCCTGCCTCCCCAACTAGCTCCCACATTACCATTATATTTAGATAGATCAATTACATTCTTATAATTTTGTCTAACTAAAACTCCTCCGATTTTACTCACAAACTCAGCAGCACGACTACAGCTCATGCCTTGTCCACTAAACCCTCTTGCTCCGTAGATCGCTTCTGTGGCCCCCCTAGCTACCCATGCTTCTGGTTCGTTATCCACATCTATTTCTACTGCTCTAGAAACATCTACAGCATTTCTTGTTCCGTGGGATACACAGTCTCCAACTGTCTGACGCTCATTGTAAGGGTTCTTATCAAACTTTAATACGCTCTTATATGGTGTTGATAACTTACCCTTGCCGCTATTCTTAATCTTTTTGCTAGCATCTCCAAATAATGGATATTTTAAAGTAGTCATTAAATAATCAAAGTGGTGCTGTTCCCACTGACACCCACTATAACCATTCTTATACATAGTAAATAAATCAATTGGACTATAACGAGGCATATTATTTACTCCCCTCATTACACGCCCATGATAATGCTTTAAAAGCAGAGACCGCCTGAGTCCTAAGCTCTGGACTTAACATAATATTATCAGAACCAATACAGAATACTAATACCTCATTGCTATTTTTGCCCAGATCCTTATATTTATCCTTAATATTAAGATTAAGCATATTTCCAGATAGTACATTCGCTTGACGAATATCCTCTGTGGTTTTAACCACTTGATTAACTCCATCAAGCTCCACTAACGTAGATAGGTCGTGATACAGTGCCGAGAGTCTCTTGCCATCTACCGTGCGATCAGAAGACCCAGACAACAAAGAAGCCACCACACTGTCTGCTCTGAGTTTTAAGTCAGAGTCTGCGGGAGGATCAACCACAGTAATCTCAATGGTATTTAATGTTGGATCACTAGGAGTCCACCCATCAAATTTAGGCTTAAAGATTCCAAAGAAGATAAGAACTACTGCTAGGGCTAATATCACATTCTTTTTAGTCATATTATTTTCCTTCTTTGCAAACTGTGGGACTCAGAAATGGAAACATTTGATCCGCAACCTCGACTGCTTCTGAACACCCACTAGCTTCTGCAAGATCTCTGGTTTGCTTCCATGATACCACAAGTCTAAAAAATACATCATCTACCCGCTCTGCTGAGACAACAGGAGGGACTACAACCGTCGAACGTGTTGGCTTAGGTACTACAGATTTTACAGTATCAAAGAGTGATACTAATAAAGCTTGTACTGGACTTAGCTTGTCCTTAAACAATACCCACAAGACTAACCCCACACCAGCATACAGAGCAACATCCATGACTCCTAAACTACTGCTAAACTCCTCGAAACTCTGTGTAAAATTCATATTCATTTATTTCCCTTTTTTATTTATCGGACACTTTTGGAGAATTATCTACGGACGGATCGATGAGAGATACTGGGCCTTCAAATATGCCCATTTGTCTAAAAGCTGTGACCATGGCATCAATTGTGGAACCAAGCAAAACCATCAACAAAGACTTGACATACTTATGTATAATAGGCTCAATGAGATTAGGAACAAAGGGGATGTCTATTATCATAAACACGCTATCGTAAAATTTAGATAGCAGTTCCATAGCCAGAGCTTTTTTGTCTTTACCCTTTAGATCAGGAGCGCTCTGTTCTATCTGTTGAATAATTTCTACTACAGCTAGTTGTAAAATTTTCCATGCTTCAGAGATAGCTACTGTTTTTAAATCTTTTAAAGAGAGCTTAACTTGGTTTACTAGTAGATCTACTTTTTCTTGGACTAATTCTTTTACTGACATTTTTCACCTTTTTCTTTGGGGTCTTGGCTGGAGGGTTGCTTTCCCACGAGGTTTTTTTGATTAAAGATCTGCTTCCAACATACTTATATAATATTAATAACTGTCCACCGATCAAAATGCAAGATTCTACACCATGAGTCACATTTTGTATTAGCTCATCCTTTTGGTCAACCTCTCCAATGAGCCCTACTAAATATAGCCCACTAAAAACGAAACTAACCATAGTGAACCAAAATTCGCTCGTTTTATATCCGGGTTTGACCATTGTCTTATCTCTTGTGTCTTTTATTTTTGTGTGGTTGTTGATGCTCTCCATCCAAAGACCACAGGGTCATAGACCACTCGAACCATACATCCTGAAGATGATAGATATGGGTGGATATGCATACCCGACGCACCGGGTAGAATAAACCTATTGGCTTCTGCGCTTTCTGGCGCTTGATGTCTGAGAGTGATACTCCCGTCCCCAGAAGGATTTACATTTATTAGTAGTTTATCCGCGTAAGGACCTCCAGTATTTATATTTATTCCTCCTATGTCACAACCTTTTATGCCGTTAACTAGGCTGGTTTGGTTGGTAGTAAGCCTGATCATGCTTCCGGTCATAGCGTAATCGTGTATACCAGTAACACGAATCTCTGAGGGGGATGACCACACTGGCACTGTCGCCACAGGAATACCCCCAAAAACACCTGTGGCTCTTACATAAAGATTACCAGAAATTGCAATCGATCCACTTCCCATGACAACACCACTGGTGCTAGTTGCATATAAAGACATGTGTAAATCCTTTTGTTATTGTTCTATTCTATATTCTAGAGCTTCTAATGTTGAGCCAAGCATAGCTATTTGTATTTTGAGCTCTGTCATAACTTCTGTGTTTCGTTGTAAAGCTAGGGAAAAAGCGCTTTGCATTTCTTTATTATTTGCTAATCTTTCCATAATAAATTGACGATCAGCATTATAAGGACTTTGCGTTTCTATCATATTAAGGACTTCTGATCTAGTAACCATATTTTTACCAACAGTTACCCAAAATCCAACCATAGTGATAATAATACCCAAACTGGTTGTGGCTATGTTTTCCCAGAAATGAATAATGGTCTCATTCATATAAGTGTCTCTATTATGATAATAAGCCAATGTACCACAGGGGTATCATCGGCCTATTATTTTTTTGATGAGTATATAATTTTATATTTAGCCGCCTGTTTTAGCCGAATAATTCTCCGAGTTGGGCAGAGGTGCTGGCTCTTTGAACGTAATCCTACCGGGAGTTGCTCTGGTGGGATTTGCTGCATTGTCCGTACCCATATTGTCCGTGGCTGTTGCTGGAAAGCCACCGTCAAAAGTGTTCGTGGTGGGGTTGTACTTATTGGCCCTGATTGCAGCGGTAAACTTACGAGTATTCAAGGTTGTTCTTTCGTGGATACTGTCTACTAACTGGGGAGAGTCTGCTCCGCTCCTGAGCGTTGTATTAGCAACACCAGCAAGAGAAGATGTCACTCTCATGGCTATTGGAGAAGTATTAACCACAGCGAACGATCCGCTGTTATTAGCTTTGGCAGAATTAGCGTCATCCACAACCGTACTAGCAAAAGCAGCTAATTTGTTACCGGAAACGGCCTGACTAGCCAAATTAGAACTGGTTCCTACCTTTGTTGCCACGCCGTGATTATTTCTGGTACTACTAGATGTGATAGAGGTTCCGTCTGCTTGTGTTGCTGCCATAATTTTTATTGACTCCTATAATAAAGAGATGTTTGATTATTCTCTTATACACCTTTTTGTTAATAAACATAAAATTATATTAGGATATGCAGATAGACCACTTTATTTATGATGTTCTGTACCAAGTAGTTTTAGGGTGTTAATACTATTTGTTCTAATAGAGTCTATATTATTCTTTTTTAGAGATTGAACATGCCTATCATTCCACAGATTACCACTAAAGATAGCAGTGATACCCGTTTTTTGATGCAACAATACAGTAGCAATAATATTGTCGTCTATATTATCAAGCATATATCCAGTAGATGGATAGATCATATTTAGTCCAAATTCCTGTAATATCCCACAGGCTTTGACTAGTGCTTGGTGTGTAAATATTCTGTATTCTAGATAATAATATAGTGCTACATTATTGGCTTTACAAATCTCTAGATTGCTCTTGATATCTTGTCTAATTTTTTCATATTTACGAAAATTGAGATAATTATTCTGTATTACTATCTCTATCTTTTGAGCACCATTATTAATAGCATTTAATATGGCCGTATTTCTTGTGGGAGTATCTAGCAAGCCCAAAGGATAGTCTATTGGATTAGAAATAATAACAGGAGTATCTTTGGCCAGTGCTCTACATTGCTTGGTATAAGCGAATGGTACAGATATGCAGTTAGCACCGTTTATGATAGCTAGTTCTACATTCTGTTTTAATTCGATCTCATTAATATCTGTGTCATATAAAGCATACTCTATATATGTCATCTTTTTTTCAGTACTAACTTTAGCTCATCGATGTTTGTAAATTTTTTGGAACCTAGAACACCATCAGCAAAATTATAGTCAACTGCCTCTTCTGGGGTTAAGATCCAATCACACTTGTTAGCTAGTTGAGACTCTATGTGTTTTTTGGCCATCATTCTTTTCCACTTTCTAGTCTTGGCCATACTACTAATACTACACTTATCCGTAAAAATACCTATCATTTTATCGCACTCTCTCTCGTTCCACCGAACGGTACTAGCTACCGCTTTAGAGTGTTCGTCGCTGATACTAAAAGACCCGTAGTGTATCATCATGTTCGTATTAGGCATCAATATTCTGAGATCAGACGCTTGTAACAAAACGCTACTAGCTGATTCTGCTCCCATATATGCAACAATAATAGTTTTAGATTTAGAAAATTTTATAGCATCATACATAGCCAAACAGTCTTGCCACATACCTCCGGGCAAATGCATATGTATTAAGATGGGTTCTATAGATAGGGTATTTAAATATCTTAAGTTCTTTTCAAATACAACAGCAGCCCTATAATCTACTCCGGGCTCATCTTCACCATCCACTATGTGTGAATGTAGATATATCTCTCTATTTTTTATATCTATATTATGGGTATGGATGCTCACAATATCTTCTTGTTCTTTACCACTAGTCATTGTTATCACCCACATATGCATAAATTTTATTGTTAATATATCTCATTGTCTCAGAATCACTAAAAGCCTTGCCTACGCCAATCTTAAATCTATACTTGGTATATACTTCTAGTGTCTCTACTCCTTCTGTTTCTTCTATCATGTTGGAAATTTTCTTGGTTATGGCAAAATTAGAGTGGGCTATCCAAAAATTAAAAACCTCTCCTATTGGTAAATTTTCATTAATAGATAAAAATCCAAATGGAGTCATGACTACCTGTGCTGGCCAAAGAGCTTTTTTGGGTCGTTCGTTATATTGGTCAAAATTAGGTTCTTCATATTCATCCTCTTCATCATTTTGAGTATCGCTATTACCCAACTGTGTTAATAGTGGATCTTTCCATTTTTCCCAAACAATAAGAGGTACTGACATTTTATATGTTATTTTTATTGTGTTTTGGCATAAAGCCAGAAAAAACATGTGAGGGCAATATAAATATATCGTCTTGTTTTACTTGATCAGAATCAATTAGCAAGTTCCAATACGCAAGAGCATACTCTATATATAGCCTTTTTTCCACAGAAGTCATGGAGTCTAATAAGATTTCTTTCATTTGTGCTTCTAATTTACCAGTATTAACGATGTTTAAAAAATCAGCTAATACCTTTGCTTTATATAGATAAGCATCTTGGCTAAGAGATACCCCTTCTGTGTTTAATCCTATTTCTACTGTTATAGTTTTATCTAACCCCAGAGTGAATATCACAGTACATAGAGATTCTGTGGGTATTATGGGGGCTTCTGTTACCACAAGAGGTTCTGGAAGGGGAGGATTTAGCCACAATAATAGATGTCTAAAAATATTCATGTTATGGCTTTTGATATATTGGCATATCTAATATTGCCATGATAGGGGAGTTGGTAATGTCTGGAGAATCATACGAGAAAGATTTCCAACATAAATTGGTATTTCTTTGTGTTTCTTTCTTAGAGAGTATTAATCCGTTTAGTATAAACATATCTTGATCCATATCATATCTATTATCTTTAAGATCAGAGATGTAAGACAGTAGAAATTCATTTTGTATCTCAAGACGAGACAACATGATCTCTTCCATAAAAGAAAAGGAGGCTGGTTCAAACATATGAAAAACATTATATCTGATTTCATTCATTAACAATCTTGGAGCAACAACCTGAAAAGTTGGAAGTTTTAGTTTCTCATTATGTTCAGACAAAACATATGATACATCTGTATTTAAGTCAGAAGTAAGAATACAACTGGTTACAAATACACGACTCATACAAGTGCCCTTATTTTAGATATGGCTGTTTTAATACTTTGTCTAATGGCCTCTCTGGTAACATTATACTCTTTACCAATTTTTTCTAATGTCTGTTCCTCTAAGTAATACATTTTAATATGTCTTTTTTGTTTTTCCGAAATTATATCACTATCAAATAATCTACGTAATAGGTTTGTAGACACCTCATTATTTTCTGTTTCTATAATCATCTCTAACGGCGGTCGTTGCTTTTTATCTGCGACCATATCCAATAAAGATAGGTTTTCGTACTCATGATTAAGACAAGAAGGATTTGTGCTGTGGGCTTGCTTATATTTTTTGGTAATATATGTTTTAATGGCCCAAATAGCGCATTGATTTCTGTATGAGTACAGATTTTTATGCTTCTTATCCCGATCTTCTTCCTGCTTAGTCCATCTCCAATCTCCCATCATAATTGCATTTGCAATAAAAGATATAGCATCTTCGTTAGAGAGCATTTCCTTAGAGAGCCCTGTGAAAAAAGTGGGTCCTAACTTGCAGATAATTTTTTGAGAAAGATTAATATAAAAGTCTAATGACTCAAAAGAAATATCTCTGTGATCCTTGTATGCAATCTTTTGCTTACCAATAGATGGTATCATTATAAATGTCCTTTGGTGTTCTTTGTGGTCCTAAATTAAACAGGTCTATTTTAGCTTGTAGTTTGTTCGTGGGCTATTTGGTCGATACAGCTTGGCCTCGTCCTTTTTTAGTCCTTTCTTTTTGGATAACATTCTATCATATGTATCCTGTGGTTCGGTATCCGTGAGGTCTTTTCTAGTAGGAGGGGTATATGTTTGAGACATAGATTTATCGTCATCCTGTTCAGAAAAAACTACAAAATCATGGATAGTTCTTACGTAGTCTTCGGCAAGAGTAATTTTACTCTGTACCCATGGTTCTGTCAAGCCCTGTTGTATCTGATCCATCTTTTCTGGATCTTCCAATTTTTTTAACACCCCTGCTGCCCGAGAAACTATGGATTTGAGTGAACCTACCGCCATCTCATAGGCTTGTTCTCTAGTATCATCATCCATATTTTCTTGTGTTTGTACCAGATGTTTAGTGGCCTGGGTTCTGTTAGATACGAGAGTTTCGTTAATATCTGTCAGTATCTGTTTAAATCTATCCATTTGGATGCTCCCTCTATTTAGTGATATAAATTATTATATATGATGTCTGCTGTGTTAGTCCAAGAGAATCTCTTAGAGGTCTCTACTCCAATAGGATTGGTTTTGATACCATTCTTATACACATATCTCATATGTTCTATCATTTGTTCATATTGTCTATCTTCTAAATGGGCCCATTTACCAAAACCATCAAAAAACTTGTCATCTTTAGCCTCTGTTAAGTTGTCTACCTCCACTAAATAAGAGTTATCCGGGGTTAGATATTCTGTGTGTGCAGAATAGTTTGTTGCAATCACTGGTTTATTCATAGCCATGACCTCTAATATCTCATTATTCCACCCCTCTCCTCTGGATGGAAATACTCCACAATCGCTCTGGGATATTTTAGCAGCTAGGTCTAGACTGGTCGGTACTCTATCTATAATTTTTATCTTATTACCCAAAGGACTTTGTCTGTATAGATTTTTCCAAGCTAGTGTTTGTTCTGGGGTTAAGAATGGATTATCGCTGATCATCCATAGTTCGACATTATCGTTTGCTGTGAAGGCTTGAGAAAATGCCTCTATAAGAAAATCATGTCCTTTTCTTATTTCCCATTTGCCTATATTGAGAAATATATAATTTGAATTTTCTTGTTCTTTAGCCTCATGGTTTATGGTAGTATTAAAAATATTCTGGTTGACCCCTAATGGTGAAACCTGTATATCTGTGGAAATACCATTGTCTAATAGAATCTGTTTAGCCCATTTGGATGCAACAAAAACTGTATCTAGAGCATTCACACCATTGATTTCTACTGGCTTTAATTTATCTACTTCAAAAAATATTAAGGCACCGTACTTGCCTGAGCCTATTCTTTGAATTAGCTCATGAGGATGCCATATTTTAAGAAACGGGGCTCTACGATCAAAAGAGAGCTGTCTAGAGACATCCTGTAACAACCTTTGGCTTCCTTCTTCAGTGTCTAGAGATACTGGTCCCATTGTGAATAGAGATATTTCTAGATCTTCCTTTTTAGTCAAACGCTCGTAGATACTATAAGATGTGATGCCGTAACCGGTGAACCCAATCGGACATTGCATATTTAATTTGTTCATTTTTCAAAAATCCTATTATGTGTGTTATTAACCATGACAAACGTTGTTTTTTTACCAAAGTCTTTTATTTTATTCGCTCCCACATATGTACAAGCACTTCTAATGCCCCCATAAATATCTTGGATAATATCTATAGCTAAGCCTTTATATGGAATATTAACGCATTTACCTTCGCTAGTTTTGTATGTTGCTATTCCATCGCTGTATTTATCCATAGCGTTTTTAGAACTCATTCCATAGAATTTTAAAAGGGTTTTTCTTTTTTTAGTCTGATATCCAGGGTCAAAAGGTTGCCAACGGTTCATATCTTCTATAAGATATTCATATTCCCATTCCCCTTCACATTCTTCACACCCTGCCAATAAGCTACCCAACATAACAAAATCGCCATTAGCACCAAAGGCTTTACAAACATCTCCTATCGTTTTACAACCCCCATCACCACAAATATGTCCACCTAGTCCATGTGCAGCATCTGAGCATTCTAATATAGCGGCAAGTTGAGGATAGCCAACCCCCGTTTTGAGTCTGGTAGTACAGACAGACCCAGAGCCTATGCCCACCTTGACAATATCTGCTTTACCATGAATGATTAATTCTTCGACCATTTCTGGTGTGACTACATTACCAGCCATAATAATGACTTCTTCGTATAGTTTTCTAATGTGTGTAACAGTTTTCACAAATTTTTCTGTGTAACCATTGGCGACATCTATACAAACATTAGGTAATGGTCTATTCTTAAGTCTAAGATCATTAAAAACCATTGTCATTTTTTCTATATCTTTGATACCAGTTCCTGTGGAGTAAAACACAAGACTTTTATCTTCTTCTGTGTCATAAAATGCAGTCAGAGATGCTACTGAATAGTGTTTGTGTAAACATACTATTGTTTTCTGTGTCTTACAAAGAGACTCTGATACAGCCATTGTTCCCACGCTATCCATATTTGCTACCACAATAGGGACGCAAGATAATTGTCTGCTAGAATTAGTGAACACAAAATCCCTAGTAAGACTAACGTCTTGTCTACTCTTTAATAAAGATCTTTTAGGACGAATGAGAACATCATCAAAATCTAGTTTAAGCTCATTAATTATTTTTTGCATATTTATATATTAAAGAAAAACCACCTATGATGAGCATCTATATTTTCTCCTTGGTCTATATGGGAAAGATAGTTTTGAATCTCCTTCCATGTAGAGAAAATCATCTGATGAGGAATGGTGCCGAATAACCAATCTGGAGTATGCTCTTTACCTTGCTCTAAATGAATTATAATTGGTTTTTTTTGCCTATTAGCCCAAAAGATTTCTTCAAAAGTTCCACAAGGATGGGTTAGGATATCCAAATGCACCACCAAAAAATCACTAATATCCACCATTCTAAGATCCACAGAACGAATGGTTTTCATCATACTAGCCAACTCATCATACCTGTGTTGTTTCTTTAGTTTGGTTTTTATAACATGACTATCTTGATCTTCCATTCCTGTATCTGTTGGTTTTGTTATTGGGTTGAATACTACTAAATTTAAACTTTCTAGAAATGGAGTAATATTATCTCTCCATGTGGCACCTCTATCCAGCACCCTATCCATAGCACCGGCTAAATATACTCTCTGATGATTGAGTCTATTCATAACACAAGTCCTTTGTTTTTAAATATTTCTGAATACTTTGCTTTCATATCCCAAACTTCTTTCATGCACCTGTTTTGATTTTCAACAGAAGTGGATCTACCCTCTGGATTTCTGTAATATAAACCTACTGGATGAGGGATGAGCTTCATTCGAGCCCCTTGGGAACAAGCTCTCAGCCAGAGTTCTGCATCACCAGCACTAAAATAATTGTCATCAAAATAACCGAATTTATCATGTAGTCTTCTTCTCCACAATGGCATACAATGAGGAGAGTTATTTATAAGTAGTCTTTGGTTTGTGTGCTCTAGGTAACACTGGGTGCTTCCGGCACAGTACATCAACCCAAAGTCTGTGGGTATGCCATATATGTCTCTAATCTGTGGCTTTCGAGAGTCTATCGTTTGTAGTTCATAGGTATTGTCTTCGTATCTTTCGTTTTCTATATGAGACAGATATACTATTCCGTATACTAGATCTACTTCTGAAAATTTTGCTAAACCATGTAAAAGAATATCAAAACTATTTATACTCTTTCTATCATCTATATTCCAATTGCCGATAATATCAGCAGAACACAAATCAACGGCGATATTCCATGCCGCATATAAACCTGGATCTGTGTCTAGTCTAACGTATTTTATATTCTCAAATCTTTCAGCTAAAGGCTTGATCAATGCAGCTTCATTATCTGGAGAATTACAGTCTAAGAAGATAAATTCTATTTGGTCAAACAGATTTTGTTTAAGAACGTCTTCTAAGTACCCTTGTATAAATTTACCGCCCTTAAAAAAAGAACAAAAGGAGGAACACAAATAGCTCATGATCGTGATATTTCTTTCTCTATGTATTCAAAAATACTGTGTGTTGGTGTCCAACCAAGCATATGTCTGGCCTTGGTTGAGTCGGATAGGGTGTGTCTAGCCTCTCCTATTCTAGCATCTATAAAATTATACTCGCCGCCTATGAAATTAGCAAGAGACAATATAGACCACGAAGCTCCTGTTCCTATAT